GAATTAAAACCAAACGGGGGCAGTTCGGTAAAAGACCAAGTCAATAGATTGGAAGCCCGCGTTGACCAAATTTATCTGCTCCTTAGTAATAGGGATTAGCCTACTCCTAATACCACAAGTAGCATATGCTGACGAAGTACTTATTGAATTAACCCCTGAGATTACTTATGTAGATACGGTAGTAGAAGTTACTGGTCCTACTGAATACTTTATTGAGACTTTTAATGGTGTAAGAATGGAACAAGCAGCCAACGGAACAGTAGTACAACGTACTGGTTGGATAGATTCTTGGATTCAACTACGCCAAGGTGATGTAGTACTTAGAGCAGACGATGATAGTAATCACCTTAATGGTGTTAACGAATATGCTTCTAAGATAACAGGAACTGTTGATACTGGTACATATACAATTCGTGCTACTTCATATTTAAATGTTCTTGCTGGATTAACTCCTACTGGAAACTATACTTTAAATAGTAATTTAATCCAGCCTCCTCCACCACCTGTGGTGGTTGAACCTGAGCCTGAGCCTATCCCAGAACCCGTAGTAGAACCAACACCTGATACCATAGTTCCAACAAGTCCAGATATTGTAGTAGTAGTGCCGCCGATAATGATTCCAAGCCCACCTGAGCCTCCTTTGGTTGAGGAAATACTACCACAACCTGAGCCTCCTATGGAAGCAGAAGAACCTCCAGTACCAATAGAAGAGCCTCCAGCACCTGCTGAAGAGCCACCTACTGAGCCTGAACCTGCTCCAGAAGAAGCAGAGGAACCTCCCGTAGAGGAAGAAGCCCCTCCTGCTGAAGCAGAGGAGCCACCTATCGAGGCTGAAGAACCGCCTGCTGAAGTTATACAAGCAGATGAAATTGAATTAGAAACCCTAGCACCTGAAACACCAGTTCAATTGGACAATGGTGTAGTGCTTGAGGCTGGAACAGTAGTAGCCTTACAGTTATTAGAAAATCCTGCTGAGTTAATTGCAGAGATATTCACTAACCCAGGTCAGGTCTTGACTGCATTATCAAACATCGGTGCTGATATGTCTGAAGAAGAAAGAACAGAATCAGAGCAAACAATTATCGCATCTGTTATTGCTACTCAGGCTGCTGTTAATGCAGTAGCCGTAGCCTCCGCTACAAGAACAGCAACCCCTACCCCTACTGGTGGTGGTGCTCCAACTGTGAATGACAACATCAAATTATACAAAAGGAGAAAACCTTGAATATACTAAAAGATATGGTTCAGCAACTATGGACCCTACTAGGAATGTTTATTGCCTGGGTTGTACTAACTGGCTCGGCAAAGACTGTAGTTGGTTATGCAATTATACTGACTTTAGTAGTTTGGGCAATCACCTATCCACTGAGAAATGGGGAAGATAAATGAACGTAGTAGATATAGCCAAGTCTCAACTTGGATATCAAGAAGTAGGCAAGAGAAATGACAGTATGTATGGCAAATGGTATGGATTAAACTATAACCCTTGGTGTGCAATGTTCGTATCTTGGTGCTTTGACCAAGCAGGATTAGCAGCCACAGTAGCAGCCCAGACTAAAAAGGGATTTGCTTCTTGTGATGCAGGATTGAAATGGTTTGCTAAAAAAGGAAAGATAGTTCCAGTTGGCAAAGCCCAACCTGGAGACATAGTTTTCTTCCAGTTCGATGATGACGCACAGGCTGACCACGTCGGCATATGCGCTAGCAACGATGGTAAGAAAAACCTTATGGTCTATGAGGGCAACACCTCTGGGGACAATAAGGGTAGCCAATCAAACGGAGATGGTGTGTATCTAAAGAAACGTGCCTACTCCCTAGTAATGGGTGTTGCTCGCCCTTAAAGGAATATATGAATACAGAAAAACTAAAAGCAATCGTAACTACCTACATCCGTGCAGCAATAGCATCCGTGCTTGCCCTGTACCTTGCAGGCACAACTGACCTAAAGACACTAGCATTAGCAGGTGTCGCTGCTGTAGCAGGACCAGTCCTTAAGGCATTGGACCCATCAGCAACAGAATTTGGCGTCAACGCTAAGTAGTTATATACCCCTAATTGGGCTTTAAACGCCCTTTAGAGACAACGAAACCCCCTCGCCTAGTATCACTACTGGGTAAGGGGGTTCTTTTGTCGTTTAAGGACTATGCTTCCTCAAACTCGAATTCATCCCATTCGTCCATTAGGGCTCGTAGGTTCTTGTCGTGTTGCTTCTGTCGGTATTCATCGACTAAAGATACGGTTAGGTATACAGTTAGGGTTCCTAAAGTTGAGCCAAAAAATACAGCCCAAAATGTATTATTTACGATTTCTGACATAGTACTCCTTAGATATATAATTAATTATATATTATATCATATACCCCTTCGGGGTATTATATATTATATTATTACAAGTATACACATAGGTGGCAATCTATGGAAGCCACATCCGACTTCCATCTAACCCTATACCTGTGTATAATATGTTTAATGTCAATAAAACTTGAAGAATATACATTACCAGAACATATATCCTATAGTGCTTTCAGCACCTATCTAACCTGTGGATATCAATACTACCTAGGTAGATTATTGGCAAAACAGGAAGAGCCGTCTGTTTGGTCTGTGGGAGGTTCAGCATTCCACTTGGCTTGCGAAACCTATGATAGGGATAACCTATGATAAACGATGTTGATAATTTATGGACAGAATCTTGGAATGCTTGCAAAGGTGATATCGACTTAACCAATGCTCGCATAGGTGGCAAGGCTACCAAACTTAACCCTAACAAGGAAGACATTAGTTTTTGGCAGGCTGCAGGACCTATGTGGGTCAGCGAGTATATCGCTTGGCGTAAGCATAATCCCAACTGGAAGATTTGGATTGCTCCAGATGGACGACCAGGAATTGAGTTGGAACTAATGCCAGTAGTGGCTGATGTTCCTATCAAAATGGTGATAGACCGAATTTTTGAGGTTAATGGGCAACTAGTAATTGTTGACCTCAAAACATCTAAGAACACGCCAACCAGTACTTTGCAACTAGGTTTTTACAAACTTGGTTTAGAAGAAACCTTTGACATAAAGGTGGACTGGGGAAATTACTACATGTCTCGAGGTAGCAATACTGTAGAGATGGTTGATTTATCAGGATATACATATGACAAAATGGAGTTCCTGGTAAAAGGATTTGACAAGGCACGAAAAGCAGGTATATTCTTGCCCAACACAAACTCTTGTCAATACATGTGCGGACTTACCGCTCATTGTGAATTCTCAGCAAAGAAGGAAATATAAATGGCAGAAGACTGGAAGTTACAAGTATCATATAAAACTGGAACTGGCGATTTAATTAACGTCAGAGCCAACACAGCGGACGAACTTAGTGTATTGCTTGAGGGTATTGGCGACTTTGCTACTCAAATTGCAGCAGTACAAAAGTTGGTGGTGGGAGCAGCGGTTACCGCCCCTTTATCGACGCCAAGTTCCATTACAAACACAGAGCCTCCGCGCTCCTCAGCACCACCCCAGGCAACGCCTCCGTCCGCTGGAGCAGGACCGACATGTCAACACGGAGCACGGAAGTACAAGTCGGGAATCTCAAGCAAGACGGGGAATCCTTACGCAATGTGGGTCTGTCCGATGCCTCAGGGCGCGGACCAATGCAAGCCAGTAAATTAGTAGCAGAAGAATTTCCGTTTTAACAATTAGGTAGGGGGCAGTAAAATGCGTACACTAGTGAGGTCTGTAGGGCGGGCTTCTATTGGCGGGGAACCCCTACCTAGTTGTTTTAAATCATTTGAAGCCTCTAAGATTATTATCAGACGTGCAGAGGTTTCAATGTTTGCGGGTGCTCCTGGGGCAGGTAAATCAACACTTGCCCTAGCGATAGCATTAAAGACGAATGTTCCAACGCTTTACATATCTGCTGATACTAATGCTCATACTATGGCTATGCGATTAGCATCTATGATATCAGGCAAGAACCAAACAGATGTTGAAGAAAAACTTAATAATGATATTGGTTGGACCAAGGCTATCTTGCAAAAGGGTAGTCATATAGTTTGGTCATTTGATTCATCACCAACTTTACAAGACATTGACGAAGAAGTGCAAGCCTTTGAAGAACTGTGGGGCTGTGCCCCAACATTAATAGTTTTAGATAACCTAATGGACGTAGCCACCGATGGTGGCGAAGAGTTCGCATCAATGCGGGCTATTATGAAGGAGTTGAAGTATCTTGCTAGAGCAACTAATGCTGCGATTGTCGTATTACA